GGTCTGTACCACCTGGTAAGCTCATAGCGAGTACTGATTGGTTATCAGCTGCATCGGCTAGAATATCCACTGCACTTATAAGTGACTGTGGAGTATCTTGACCGAGCGGTACCACTTGCGCTTGCGTAAACGGTACAATTGCTGGTAACGGGAACTGGAATGCGGTAAACGCAGACGAATCAATATCCAGCGTCAATGTAGCTACAGTAACTGCAGTAATTGTTGCTGATAATCCATCCATTTGGGTCATTCCATACACTGCAGGAACTACCATTCGAACTTCTTGTCCGACGGTGAGTCCGTGATCCGCAGATGTAGTAACCACTGCATTATTAGCTGCACTGATTGTGTTAATGAAACGACGTCGCGGATAGAATATTGGATCCCACCTGACTTGCCTCCATAGTCCACCTACACCGGCAGCTCCGGGAGCTGTAGCAATAGGATTATCAATACGGAAGCTGGTATTACTCACTAAAGTATCGATTTGGAACACCATACCACTGATGTTTTCTTGACCAACCATACCGGTAAGCAGAACGACATCGCCGTTCGCTAAATTTCCAGTATTTGTGGTTGTAATAACTGGTTGCGTTGAATCAGTGCTTCCTGTTATTGCAATTCCAGCAGTCAAAGGATTAGTGGATGTATCAATTGGGGTAAACCCACCAACCAATATTTGGTCCATATTCAAATTACCCGCACCACCGGTTTTGAACCAACGATATGCAGATGCATCTGGTTGACCCCTGGTCCAGTAAAACTCAGTACTTTCGTCTGTAGCAACTGTTCCAATAACGGTTTCATTATAAACGCGGATCCAATCTGTACCTGCACGCAAGTCAAGAATGGTCGTCCCGCCTGTAGAAGTAAATCTACCTTGTTGTGTAACTGTATCTAAAGCCATGATTTCCTCCTTTCTTAAGCGAGAGTTGCGCGTAAATTAATGACCCACAAGTCGTTAGTGATCCGAGGGACCTCTGCAAACTTGTATCCAACAGAAGCATTCAGCGCGAGTGGTCCATCATAGATTGGAGGTCTGTAGATGAAGCTTGCACTGTACCCATCTTGTTCTATACACGCGTACGCTTCCATGCCAACGCAGAAGATGTTAAATACATCTGAGCCGTTAACTGAAGCCGTTTGTGTCACCGATCCGATTGAAGAGATAAGGAAACGAAGGTTCCCGATAGCTCCCCACTCAGAACGAAGCGCGTTCATAGGGGATGGATATTGGTTCTTTTGGATGAATCCTGCAACATTATCAAGATTTCCAGAAAGTTGTGTGGAACATAATGCAAAATATGCATCACGAATTGGTGCTGTTCCAAACTTATCTTCACCTTCCAAGTTGTCCATAACGGTGTAAGCGTCATTATTAAGTAGTTGTCGTACTACTTCATCAACATCGGAACGAGAAATTTCAGTTGGATTGTCACCATTAACACCACCAACACAGTTAATAAATGAAGCAGTACCAGCAAGCATATTACGAGTAAGCTCATCTTCAGTTTGTCGAAGAGATACTCCTAAACGTGCTGCAGCCTCATTCAGGACGGGATCCTGATTTTGTAGGGTAACTTGCTCATTGAGCTGAACGTAGGTGCCGTAAAAATCAATAACTGCATCAATGTCTACTGCTGTTAACTGTTGGGATGGTGGAGTAATTCCACTATTTCCCAACGGAACAAGAGCAGTGTTCAATGCATTGTACCTACGCATGCGAAGAGTCGTACCACCATTACGGGGCATTGTCTTTTTCATCGCAGGGATTTTGTGAATAAAATACGGTACTGGAACCGATAAGAGCTTATAACTAAAGCTCTGTTGTACCGGAGCAGGCAGTACCGCAGATGTCGTAATAGGCATCGTGTCTACCTTAAAGCTTGAATATAACTTTAACAGTAAGATGACGAGTCTTTCGTACGTCGCGAGATAGCGAGGCTCAGTACGCTGCGAGCTAGCGAGGCTCAGTACGCTGCGGGTTAGCGAGGCCCAATACGCTCAATTTCCAAGCTGACGAGGCTTAATACGTCCTGTTTCCGAAGCTGCGAAACTCCATACGCGCCTACAGTATAATACAGGTAAAAAAAGGAATGCAAATTGTATCTTAACTTAGTGTGAGTATTTGCAGATCAAGTTTAATAGTATATTCAAAATAGGTTTAACAGTGTATACTGTATATATGTAGTAAGTACATCGTCTATCATTCATTAACCCGTACATAATTATTAGAAGTGAGTTTAAATGAAAATCACATTTAAAAAAAGTTTTGTTTTTTTGATACTGGTATTGTTACATGCGAGGCTGAAACCAGCACAACAACTTGCTGCTTCTTGTTCTACTGCTTTTCGTTATTCAGATGATCACTATGTTTTTTTGTCTAATCACTGCGTTGCTTGGAACGAAGATATGAATGATCTTGCCTTTAGCCATGGGGAAGATACTCACAAAATCATGCGTAAGCTGCCAGATCATATAGCTAATTTTCATGCTCCTGAGGTAACGCTTTGTTATCGCGTATATCGTTTCAATTGGTGCAAGCAAGCCGATCAATCAGAAGAAGCATTTAAAAAAAGGGTAAATCAAGTAAACAAAGAAGAGATGGTAAATGATATTAAGAATGTCATATCTTCATCTTCTTCATTGCCATATACACCTGATGACATAATCGGCTTAATTGCAGAGTTTACAGCAAATTTGCCTGCAGATGAACCTACACAACGCGATCTTCGAGCAGCCATTCTTATGTACATTAATGCAAAGACCGGGGGATAACGGAGATATTGCGTAGCATTTACTCAAAAAGAGTTATTTTACGGGGATACTGACGAACAAAAAATCAGCAAACTTAAAACAAGAAGTATAAGCATAAGCGGCTGACAGCATAATGGAGAAAAAAACTGTCAGCCTAGGCCTCATGAATTTTGTAAAATGATTATTATCTTATGTACCTCGTCTTGCTTCCATCATCTCTTGATACATCTTTTTCTTAAGCTCTGGGGTAAGTGGTCCTTTAGCAAATGCGTTCGCATGAGAAAGCGCTGATTCACCTTGTTGGGGGGACACACTGGAAAGGGGACGTGGCTTGGCCGAATTATCTTGAACTATCTTTTGATTAGATGAATGATCCTTGCCATCGTAGATCCCCAATTTTTTTATGAGCGTGTACGCAGAAACTCCTGTATTATAGAAATCGGTAGATTGGCTCAGTGTTGCCGCGAGTTCAGGATACGCAGTCTTCAATTGTGCCACGGTATCACTATTAACTACCGAATCAAAATCAGGATATTGGACCTTGAGCCGAGTCTCCGTCAATTCTTGTCGCAACTGATTTGCAACTTTCTTGTATCGCTCGTCGGCTGCCTTGATATGACGACCTTCAACAAGATCATCATCACCCAACACTGTCTGTTTCTGTGGTTGTGGTTGTGGTTGTGGTTGCTGCTGCTGTCGCTGAGCTTCTAACTGGCGACGATAGGTATCACGCTCATGTTCAGCTGCTTCCTTGGCTTGGCGCAGTGCATCAAAGTTTCTTTGTTCACTTGTTTCTTGGGGAGCGGCAACTTCTTGTATCGGCTGTTTTTGCTCCACTACTTGTGGCTGCGTTTCCTCCACCGGATATTCATCTCGGGGAACTTCAGGTAAATCTTGTAAAGTTGGCATAGTATTTTGCATATATCCTCCTATAGGTAATATTTGAAAATCATCTTACGCAAGAAGTGGGGAATCGTTCATTTCCTTATTCAACCCCTTTGCGATACCCAAAAGAGTACCTTCATCGAATGCAAATACAAAATTTAATAGTTGACGCTCAGATCCTGGGGTCTCCAACGCATTATTTCTGAGATTTTGGCACGTATCTCGAGAAGGGATCACCCATAAAAATACAAGATCATTTTTTTTATAATCAAAATGATATACCGCTTGATCCCATTCAGGTGTAGGGCAACTTTTACGTGAAAAATAGTAACTACGCAACACATTTTTCATTATTCGCTCTTTTTTAGTTAGAACAACAACATAAAAATCGCCAACATATTTCTTCTTGCCGATATTAAATGTTATCTCTACGTTCTTTTCATAATCTTTGAGCTGTTCACGCATTTGCTCTTCTGCAGAATGATCATTTGAATAATTTTTCATCAAAAGATCGAGCGATACCTTTCCGACTGTCTCGCGTGTCATGATAACTTTCTTTTTTTGGTAACAGTTACCTTTTTTTTACTGACATTTTTCTTACTCCTTGTACCCTTTATTGAATATGCTACAAGCCTCCGGAGACACAAGCGGTGTTGGAATTAAGCTTGTATCCCCGAATTTGAGGGATGTCCTCATTCATGAGGCCTTACCTCTCACGAATCGTTGACTCATAAAGAAGGCGTCGTTCATTTCGTTGAACAACGGTCTTCTCTTCAGGGTCCCTCATATTTTGAGGAACCCCGAGAATAGCATACGCTATCTTTTTTCCCCTTCCAGCAGGGCGCGGCATTGCGGGCATATAACTCCTAATATTTTTCGGGATACGCACCCTTTTTCAACGTAGGTGCTGTCACGTCTTTGTAGATGTT